CCAGCATTGCCTTTGACTTATCGTTTAATAAGTTATTCATTATTCCTCCTAGGATATAATTTGTGTTAGTGTTTTATAGCCAATCCATAAACCAATAATTCCTGCGACTCCCGCAAAAACTGGTGGTGCTGGTACTGGCAATTTGAATGCTGCGAACACGACACCGCATCCAAAACCTGTGATAATTGATAACAGAACATCTCTCATGTTATTTTTTTCCTTGACCCATCTCTGGTAAAAGCGCTAAAAGTTTGTCAGAATAGTTATCTAAACCTTTTACCTTCAACTCATCTGAAACCTCTTTAATGGTTTGTTGTGACTTTTCAATATACTCAAATGCCCAGTCTCTAGAATCAGATAGGAATTTTATAAAGTTTTCTTTATGTATTGTATCGTCAGACATATTGATGCCGTTATTGACTTGAGAGTTTACTTCTTCAAGTGCCCTGTTTTTTATAAAAAGTTCAGCCAATAGCAAGTTAGACTTTTTTAGTTTATCAAAGGTAGCCCAATAGGCTAGTCCAAAGGAAAAAGACAGGGTAGCAAAAAATATCAAAAGTATCATTTCCATAATATCTATTGTACTCTATCCCTAATGGCGTGAGTTGTCCAATAATATAAACACTTATCGCAACAAGGTTTGTTGTGCTCACTCTGAGTATCTTTATAAAACTCTGCATAATAAATATGATCCTTACGGTAAAGATTAGCCCTGTGGGTAATATTGACACGATTTACATGAGATGCCTGACTCCAGACTGGCTTCTGAATACCCCACAGATGCCCAGAAACGGTTTCTAAAGCGTCTAGATTGGCCTCATTGCCATCTGTCCTAATACCTCTAAGTCTAGCCTCTTTAATCATGGCATTAACGTATACACGTAATGATTTTTCAGCATTTTTCCACATCAATACCGCTGGATGATTACGCCAAGCCCCTGAAGGAGATTGACCAGATAAAACTTTGAGTATTTGATAGGATTCTAGTATCTGTTTATTTAATCTTTTATTATCTAGTATTTCTGCACATTGGGAATAATTTTTGTAAGGTAGAAAGGTTTGCATTAATCTTCTTCTATATTAAAAATATTTAAATCAGACATTTTTTTAAAATTTGCTGCTGCCCAAAGTGATAGAGCAGTTAAGAAAGATAAAACTATTAGTACTATTACTTTTGTTTTCTTTTTCATTTTGTTATTGTTGCTCCACATCTTAGACAGGCTAAATAACTTTTACCAGTAAATGGACAAGAACCAGCGTCAACAAGGTTATGCGATTTAATTTTACAAATAAAAAAATTTAACATTTTTATCACCCCTCATCTTTTATTATATCAATAAGTTTATTGTGTGTCAATAACTTTGGAATTATTATATTTTGATTGTTTAATATATCTTCATAATTTTGTTTTTTTGTATTATTTAAAATAAAATTAGCATTTTTTTTCATAATAGAATTATCAATTATTTTATTGCCAATTAAAATATAATGATAATTAGGTGAACTAAAAATATTTTTTCCTACAAAATCAAAACTGTCAAATAAAACTTTATCTTTACAAACCTGTAAAACATAGGATATTGCTTTTGGCATTTTGTTGTTTTTTGTAAAATTTTTCCAAAATGTAGTATTATTTTTGTTTGTTACATAATGTAAATATAAAAAATCAACTATGTCTTCTGTATCTTTTAAATAAATATCGTTAAATTTTTGTTTGACAAAATTATTTTTTGTATATAAATTTTGTTTATCTGACATAAATCTTTGTAATGTAAATATTGTTTGCATTATTGATGTTGCTTCTAACGGTTCAACAAATCCAGAAGATAGCCCTATTGATAAACAATTATTAATCCAAACTTTTTCAAAACATCCTGCAGAAAAACTAAATGCACCTTTTTCTTTTTTAGCATACTGTGGTTCAAATCCTAGAAAACTTTCTATTTCTTTTATAGCGTCTTCATCAGAAATAAGGTTGCTATCAAATACATATCCACACCCATACCTATGTTGTAGTGGTATTTTCCACATCCAGCCATAGTTCATGGCTATTGATTCTGTATATGGAGGTATTTCTTTATCCATTTCTAAAAAAAATGGAATTGCTTTTTTTGCTGGAAGAATATCAGAATACGATCTCCACAAAGATTTATAGTGATTTCCAATAATTAATTTTTTAAAACCAGAACAATCAAAAACAAACTCGCACTCTATTTCTTCTGTTTTTGTTTTTATTTTATAAATATAGCCATCTTTATCATTAAAGATTTTATCAACAATTCCTTCTTTTCTTATTATTCCTCTTCTTTCTCCTATTAATCTTAAATAATTTGCTAAAAGTTTTGCATCAAAATGAATTGATATATAAGAAAGATCTAAAAGTTGATTATTTTCATTTTGAATAAATGGAACAAGCATTTTGTTTGAAATTTTTTCTGAAAAAACATAATCTTTTGATTTATGATTTTTTAATGATGCACAATAATGAGAAAAAGTTGTATCGTTTTCTAAATATTTATTTTCTAACATAAAGTTATAATCATTTGACGCTGAATTTGTTGAAGAAAACGGATGAAAATAAGAACCATTATTCTTTGACCAATTCGTAAATTTAATTCCATTTTTTATTGTTGATTTACAATTTTTAATTAAATCAAAAATAGATATTTCTAAAAAATTTAAAAAACTAACAAAATTAGGGGTAGCACCTTCTCCTGCTCCAAGAATTCCATACTCTTCACTTTCAATTAATATTATATTTTTTTCTGGAAATATTTTTTTAGCATATATTGCAGTTAGCCATCCAGAAGTTCCTCCACCAACAACAACAATGTTCATTTAACTATTTCCCTTGTTACCAAAACAATTGCTCCATTTTGTTCTAATGCTTTTTTTAATTTTATTACATATTGCAGTGCTTGGATTTTATCGTCATGCCCCATATACAAAAATTTTCTTTCATCTAATTTTACCGTAAGGAAATGCTCATTGTCAATAATCTCTACCCCAAAACCTTTAGGTGGTGTGATTGAATGCACGGCTTTACGCATAATATCTGTATACATTATTATTCCATTGTTAAGGCTTGCCAGGTACTTGACCAGTCCTGCTTAGTCTTATGCTTATTGAACTCTCTTGAAACTTCTCCACCCTCTAAATAAACACCGCCCCAAACTCCCCATTCTTTTCCTGAAACACCATTGGCAAAGCAAACTTTTCTAACTGGGCACTGCTTACAAAGTGCATCAACTCCATGCCTAGAATCTTCCTGATCTTCATACTTATCAAAATATAAGTTTGTATCAAGACCTAAGCACATAGCCTCATCTTTCCATAAATGCTGTTTCAAAGTTAGTCCTTATACTTATTTGGTATATCCCAACCATTACGACCAGGCTTATAGATTCTATGCAAATACCACTTGTTTTTTACTCTAATCCCCGCAGGAGAGGTTTTTGCTGTATCAGATTCTTTTAAATCAATTACATCCCACGCATGCCAAATAAGGTTTTCATTTTTATTTACAATTTTTTCCATTGTGTTTAAACTTCTAATAATCATTTTTTCTCCTAATACTTAAAAAGGCCAACGTCAATGTTGTTTGCTTCTGCAGTTAAAACCAATTTTGATTTTGGTTCTTTTGGATTACTTAAAAAAGCAAAATAATTAATTTGATTCATATGTTCGCTTAACCATACAGGTGCTACATTATAAAATTTAATTTTTTTGCCTCTTGCTTTCATTCCACGTTCTGATAAATTAGAGAACTCTGAAACAAAATTATTTATTTTTGATGGGCCAGCGGAGTAGATAATAAATTCACTATCTTCATCTTTCATTCCTGACAAGGCAACACTCATGGCACGTAGAAAGATATTGTACTGGTTAAACTCTTTTGTTCCCTGCACTGCCACTATCATCTGGTCCCACTCCTTGTTTTAAGTCATCAAGTATTGATAACATTTTATCTAATTCTTTTGTTGACATATTTTCAATATCTAATGGTTTTGCTGTATTTTCATCTACTCTGCCATTAATAGCATTAGCAGTATAAAAAACATTATCCAGTATCCAATATGCTTTATCTTTTTCTATTACTACCCTTAACATATTTTTTTGAATATGTCTTTGAGATTGAGTAATAAACTTAGGCTTCTCAAACCTTTGTTTTGGAATGACACTTTTAATCATTTCATGAACATCGCTTTGCCGATATTTAATTTTTTTTAAAAATGATATTCTTTTTTTATCTGATACCTTAATTATAGACCAACAAAGAAACAATGTCAAGCCTATAACTAATAAATATTCCATTTTATTTAGTTTTTTTAACTGATTCTTTGCTCAAACTTAAAATCATAGAGTTAAGTTTATTAACCTCAAGTTGTAGTTTTAATGACTCTAGTTCTATATCAGATAGTTTTTGTTTATAAAATGATATTAATTGAATTAATTCATTTTTTTCTAAATTATCCATTACCCCCTACTTTCTTAGATCAAAGGCAGTTCCCTGCCAAACCTTTTCTACTTTCTTTTTTTCTCTTTCTACAATTGCACGACTCCATGAAAATCCTGCATCTCCACCCCAAGCATCCCACATAATTCTTCCATTAGATGGAAACTCTGGACCATCGTAAAAACCTTTACCTTTTTTATCTACTTCATGACGAGAAAAAAAAGAAAACATTCTTTTAACAGTACTAAGAGACATTACTGATCCATTTACAATATCAGTTGCACGACCCCAACCTACTGGAGTTCCTGCTCCCTTAGCCTTGCCATCTGCTTTCCACTTTAAAGCACGACGTGCAGCAGCCTTCATACCAGATGTAGGTGTGTATGTATCAGCCATTTTCGCTTACCTTGCTTTTTTCATAAGATCTACCCCAAAAGAATGAACCAATCATTAATAAACCTATTGCTAATGAATGCAAGAAATAAAATGTACTCATTTTGACTTCTTCTTTTCTTGCTTAGCAGCACGTTTTTCTTTAAGAGTCATTTTTGGCTCTTTCTTTTTATTAGCATTGCCCTTTTGTTCTTTATTTGCCATGAGTTACCCCTACCTTTGTTTTTGGATATGGACCTAAGTCCGCTTTAACACTACCGTCTTTTCTTAAACGAACAATTCTGCCGTCTTTAATTTGCATTGGATTAAAGCCATAATTTTTAAAAAAAGATCCTGAAGATTTTTTAGACATTACTTTTTAAACGGATTTAAATCAAATATAGATCCGCCCCAACTTTCTGCTTTTTTATTTATTGGATTAGACTCAGGGAAAAGGTTTACCACTCTTTCTGGTTTGTCTACACTTTTTGCAAAATCTTCAAACAATGATTTCTTTGTTGATCTTGAATGTCCCTTTGGAAATAAATCTAAATCAAATGGTTTTCTTGGAAATCTTCCACGCAATCCAGCCATAAAGGCATTTACCCTGCCCATTGCCCATTGCTCTGCGCTAGAAACACTGCCACGCACTGATGATGGGTTAGTTCTGTATGCTCCAATGCCACGACGATAAACTGCTTGCAGTGTTGCTACGGTAATTTTTTTATCGCCATCCTTACCTTTATTATAATTTTCAACAAGTTCTCTTAATTTTGATTCAGAAACCTTTGCCATAGTGTCATCCATGTCATACATTTTTTCATTATCAATTGGCTCAGAAGAAACTCTTAAAGATTTAACTGGTTTTGCAACACGTCTATCTGTCTTTGTTCTTTTACCTTTTTCATCTGTTGCATAAACTCTTATAACTGCTACAGGATTATCTGCAGATGCTTCTACTTTTTCATTTGTACCTGCAATATTTACAGTTCCAGAACGCTCAACTCTTTCTACAACTCCGTGTGCAGATTCTGTTTTATCTGGTGGTTTTGGAACTCCAAATGTTACATGATCTCCAACAGAAACTGATTTTGCTTTTTCCATTTCATCATCCATGTCGTATGTTTTTCCAACGGGAACACAATTAGGAACCATGCGTCCACCTTTCTCTTTCATACCACGTTGTTCATATCCAACCCAACATGCTTTTGCTACATTATCCCATTTGTCCATCTCTTCATCATCTGAATGATAAGACTTTCCCATTTCCATATCTGTGTTCATGTGATGTCCTTCCAATCTATCTAGTTTGGTGGCATCGTTATGCATCATGCCGATACTGTATGCACTTTCTTTCCAACTACCTTTTTCTTTTTGTTCTTCATAAATTCTAACGGACATTGCAGGATTTTCTGGAGGCATTGATTGAAGAGCATATTCTGAACCCGCACTACCAAGAGTTCCGCCTTCTATCATTATATGTTCAACTTTTCCATGAACAAGACCTACTTTTGTCTCACCCATTACAAAATCGCCTTCTACAATATGACTCATGTTTAAATTATATCAGACTTATTTTTTACGAGTAAGGCGTTTTAGTTCTTCTATAGCCCAAACGTCCTCTTTGCGTAGTTTTGACATTTCTGCTGGATCAAAAGACTTATCTGTAAGAGTCACTACTGGTTCTTTTGCCAGAAAATCTATATTTACATAAGCCCTTTCCCATAAAGAAAGTATCTCAGCATTAACTCTATTAAGGTGATCGTTATAAAGTTCTGGCATTAATTCTTTAATTTTAGGTGTAAATGAATATAAGAATGATCCGTTTTCAGAATCAATACCCGCAACTTCTAGTCCACCTTCAAGTATTAACTTTTCAATCATTTCATTTTCATCAGAACTCATATTTTTCCCATCTGGATTAAATATTCTCTTGAATAGTTTTTTCATAATTAATAAAGTTCTCCAACTCTGCTCTTGTTTGTGCCCCAGTTACACGATCAAGTTCTTTGCCGTCTTCTAATAAAATAAATGTAGGAATTGATTTAACCTGAAATTGTTTAGCCAAAAGTTGTTCGTAATCAACATCTATCATTTGAAATTGAAAACCTTCTTTTTTTAATTCTTCAACAACTGGTCTTGTTTTTTTACAAGGGCTACACCAGTCTGCTGTAAAATAAAAAACGTTTTTCATTTACCAGACTTTGATCTAGCCTTTTTAAGAACTTCAAAATCTTTAATCTTGGTATCTCCAAGATAGCCCCAAGCATATCCATCATTAATCATTTTATTATTAATTGATTCAGACTCTCCATTAATATATATCCAGCCAAGAATGCGTCCATATTTTTCAGATGAGTTCATTTTTTCTGTACGAATAACTACAGACTTTGCATCTTTAAGTTGTTTCTTTAAATATTCTTTAGATTCAAGACCAAGAACTTTTTCAATCTTATCTGTTGTACGTGATTCTGGCGTATCAATACCTGCCAAGCGAACACGGGAAGAGAATAGAATATCAAACCCTAAATCAATAATTACATCAATGGTATCTCCATCAACAACATTTTTTACTTCTCTAACAAAATACTCATACATTATATGCCCCCTATTGTTTTGTCTTTAATAAGTTTTTCACGCTCATCAAGAATTTCTACCAAAAAAGCCATCATTTTATTATGCGAATCAGGATTGTTCATTATTTTTTCATAGTGATGGTTACAAAATGTTAGTTGTCCCGACAAACCTTTAACTCTAACTAAGGCCTGTGCTTCACACTTGTCGCAGCGATCATTGGCATTTAATATATATTTTTTTGAAACTACGCTAGGATGATCTTCAACAATGTTAGTCATACTCATATTATACATCTACTTTCTGTTGTCGGTTGAATAAAATCCACTACCGTTGAATATTGCAGTAGTAGCACTCCAAAGCCTTTGCATAGACTGATCACAGCATACTGGAAATCGTTCTTCATCAAACTTTTTTTCAAACTCAATTTGTGAAGAACAAACAGAACACTTGTAGTCGTATCTTGGCATTTAAAAAAATCTCCCTAAATTATTTATCATTCTGTTATAAAATTTCAATTAAAACCTGCCAATGGCATACTGCAATATATCTATATTTTATATTATTAATTTTACAATATTCTTGCCAAGCCTTAAACTCATGGTTTTCCCAACCATGAAATCCAAAATATTCATCAAATAAAATTATTGTTCCAGGAACAATTCTATTTGTACCGATAGAATTTAAAACAAAAGAAGTGGAATTATAAGTGTCACAATCTATATTTAAAAATGAAAAAGGTCCTGGATTATCTTTTAGCCAGTTTGGTAAGGTATCAGAAAAAAATCCAGTTACTAATTCAACATTATCATTTACTATTGGTGGTAACCCATTTAAATTAAACTTCCCTTTTGGACAATCCAAAGCGTAATCTTCTGTAAGTCCTAAAAATGAATCAAAACCAAATATAGTTTTTGGGTATATTTTTTTTGATAAATGATTTATTGACTCTCCTTCAAAAACTCCAAACTCTGCTATATGCCCATCAATTTTTATTTTATTTACAGCGGTATCCCACATAAGTCTTTTGTCATCTGATGATAAAACCATCACATTTGGCATATTTTTTTCTACGTAATCGGCACTTCTAATAGCAGCCCTTTTGGTTAATTCTGAAGTAACTTTATGTCCAAATAAAAGTACACTTGAAAGTTCATAAATTAAACTATCAATTTTATCTAAAATTCTATCAACCTGATCCATATTTTTTTTAACCATTCTCTTTTATTTTATTTATAAAGTATATCATGTATGGGGTAGTTTTACAACATGCCCAGGTTGTTATTTTTATTTTATTTTAATTGTTTTAGGTTTTTTATCTTCAGGAATTACACGAACAATATTAATTGTTAGCAGTCCATCTTTTAGTTCAGCACTGGACACTTCCATGTATTCACCTAAAGCAAAGGATCGGACAAATTTACGACCAGCAATTCCTTTGTGAACAACTTCAGCATCTGTAACCTCTACAATTTCACCTTTAATTACCAGGGTTCCATTGTCTACTGACACATCAATATCTTCTTTTGTAAATCCAGCAATAGCGAGAGATAACCTATATGTATCTTCATCTAATTTAAGAAGATCATATGGAGGATATGATTGTGAATTTACTTTATGTGCTGTATTCAAACGGCCTAACTCTCTGTTAAAGCCAATAAAAAAAGGATCATTAAATAGATCCATTGCAAACTGTGTTACCATTTTATTCCCCTTTCAAGCGAATAAGTTAATGTATCCCCATTTGGCAGATACACTATAATTATATCATAAGGTAGGATAATTTTTTCCTTTTAACTTATTGTAAATAATTCCAAATGAGGTTGACTTTAAAGTTGCTTTTTTTTGTTCAAATTTTATATCTTTTTCAGTTTTATCTCTAATTATTAAATCAAATGGCTCTTTTTTAACTAAAATATACTGAACCAAAGGAGTCCCCCTTTTTATAAAAACTTCTTTGTCTGCAGCATATAGCGCAACTTCTAGTTTATCTGTGTTAACCATGTGTGCATCATATATTCCTGGAAATACAGCAAAATCTGAGTTTTCATGAAAAAAAAGTGGTAGTTGCAATAAATAATATCCTGGAGGAGTTACAATTGTCCAAGGATTAACAAAATGCCATGCTGCAACAATATTTTGATTATGAAAAGATGTTTTTCCATAATCTTTAAATCTATCTGGAGATATATAATCAATTTGAAACTTGGGATGCATTAAATTTCCACATTGCCATTTCCATTCTTGAGTTTTTGAATTAAAGAATAAAACTGTATCTGCCCACATAGGTAAAATGTATCCTGAAGAAAAATAATCTGGAAATGATGGACATCTTTTTGCTGTTAAAGATAACGGCCTAAACTTATTTTTATCTACACTATTATCATATGGAAAATCTTTCCACCAATTTGGAATAAATTTACTTGCTAAGGCTGGTCTTATTTCTTCAATATCTTTTAAATATTCAACACTAGAAAGAAATTCAATTTTAGGTTTATTTTTATTTTTTGTCCACATTTTTTTTCCTGTCTTTAATTAATTGTAACAGATGTTAGTACCCCCAAGGGGAATTGAACCCCTGTTACCACCGTGAAAGGGTGATGTCATAACCACTAGACCATGAGGGCGTGGAGCGGATAGCGGGAATCGGACCCGCACATTAACCTTGGCAAGGTTACGCACTACCACTATGCAATATCCGCAACTATATTTTAAATTACAAAAGCCAAGAACCTAAAAGAATTAATAATCTATCAATTTTTAATTGTAATAAACTAAGATTTCTTTGTGCAAGTATAGAAGATACCTCTAGTGCAGTTTTTCTTTCTTCAAATGTTGTTGATTCTGTTATTGTAGAAGTAGAAGTTACATCTGTTGCACTAATGGTTGCACTTGTATTATTTTCAAGTGGTAGAGTGTTAGATATAATGTCGGATGTAGATTTTCCAACAGTGTCTTCATAAGAAAATGTTGTTTTATTTCCAGCAGATATAGAAACTGCAACAGTACTTGTTTCAGTATTGCTTGCATTTGTTAAAATTTCTACATTGTTTACAGGAACATTGTTATTTATTGTAAATGTACCTTCTGAATAAACAACTTCTTTTCCACTACCTACAGGACCTATAAATCCCCCTTGATTTTGTCCTTGAGAATTTGCTGCAAATTGTGGAACTAGTCTTTGACCAGCCCACGGAGTATCATTTGGCATGGTTCCACCCCAAGAGCCAGATGCTCCACATATAGAAGGTTGACATATAATGATGTTAACTACAACACCAGAACTATCTAGTACTGCATATGTTTCATCTCCCGCAGATGCTGTAGATGTTGACATAAACAATACAGAAGAAATTGCTAAAAGAATAACAGCAACTCTATTTTTTATTTTCATTTTATTCCTAATCTATTTAAGATATCATCAATCTGATGACATGACAACATGGGTCGCCACCTGCTTCCCATTCTTCTTGTTCTTCTTTACCCATATATTCGTACCCACCATCATGGGTATTGCAATAAGGCTGTGTTATCCAACCTTTTTCAATTCCTTTTTCAAGCCAAGTACCAAACTTTTTATCTTCTAAAGATAAATCTTTTTTATGCTTATGGTTCATAGATTAAGTATAGCGCTAAATGCTTACTACGTCAACTGGACCCATGCAAGATGGACTAAATCTTATTGCTGAATTTACTGCCCCAACAACTCTTTTACGAGCATCTTTAGTTTTTTCTGTAGCATTTAAATATCCATAAGCATATTCAGCGCCAGACCCCATGGCTAAATAGTCTAGATTATATTTAGACAAAGACATATCAATAGCATTATGCTCATATATTTGGCCTTTAATGCAAATAATAAGACCTAAATCACCTTCTTTAGATGTATCTACCCACCAGTCATTATAAAAATTTCTAAGTTGTTTAATAAATTTAGTTTGCATAAACTTGTCTGTGTCTTTAATGTCTGGAACATATGGATTAAAATTATAACGAATACGTTCACCGTCTAAGGCCCCAGCATATCCAAGTAGATACGGACCAAGTTTCCAAACTTTTGGAGAAATTAATGGAAGAATTGTATTATCATCTGAAGCACCACGATCACCAGCCATATATATTTTATTTGTTTCTAGGTCACGCACAACAGCAAGTACGGTCATACAATTTCCCCTCAGAGTATACCTTTTAAGTATAGCAAATAATTATTGCTTAGTCAAATACCTTTATTTAATAGTTTGACCGCATGTTGAGCATGTTTTATGCTTAGCGACAGTCTTTTTAACAGTACCCGCAGGGGTAGAGCCAAACTTAGGTCTACCAAACCCTACAATAGAAACCATAATATTTTTCTTATTTTTCTTAAAAGCACGAAGTTTTTTACAAACCTCTCCACCATTACGTTGGCTACCTTTAGGATCTCCAGAAGTGTTACCTTCAACACACCAAACTGTTCCATCCCCATTGTCTGCTACTACTATTGCTACGTGGCTAATTCTGTCTACCCCGTCAGATGGAAAATCAAAGTATGCAATGTCTCCTGGTTCTGGATCTGCTAAATCTCCGTCAATCCAAGATCCTGCTTTTTTAAATGCTTGTGCTCCACCTGGAGTATAAACAGTATTTGGAATTTTTACTCCTGCTTCATTAGCACACCAGTTTACAAACGAACCACACCATGGCTGAAAGTCTGCTTTAGTAAATTTACCATACTTGGTTTCGTTATCTTTAGGACCTTCAACAGTTCCTACTTCTGCAGTAGCAACTTCAATAAGACGGGCTGCTGTACCTTGCTCCGCCATTATTATTTATCCCAATTTGCATCAACAGGTTGTTCCTCTGGCATTGCTCCGTCAGGCTTGTTTAGTCTACGTGCTTTAGCATCATCAATTTCTGATTCAAGTTTTTTATCTGCCATTGTATTTTTGGCATCAACCTCTTTGTTTGCAATCTGTGCTGCCATAACATCTTTAGCGCCAGATGATCCTATAAGAAGACCAGCAAGTGTTCCTGTAATAAATGTTGCTACGCTACCAAGAACATTAAAAAACATTTTATCGTTTTCTGATTGTCCTGTAATTGGTTGTGTAACAAATATAAGAGCATACATAATTCCTGTTGCAGTTATAAATAAAATTGACCCTAAAGTAATTCCCAGGATAAACTTAAGTCTTGCATCTAACTCTTGAGGAGTTAATCTTTCTTTAGCCATTTTGTGTTCCCTCCACCTCTTCTTGTTTTGCTAAATCTTCTGGACATGCTCCGTTAGCAGTACAAATTGGTGGTTTGCATTCTGCTGATTCCCAGTTTGCGGGGTTTTGGCATGGGTATCTATAGTGACCGTCATATCCACAACCAGACAATCCTAATGCTAGGATACTTGATAGTAGGAGTATGCGTAATTTTAACATACTCCTATTATATCAAACTTATTCGTCTTCTTTACGAATCCCTATGGTTGCAAACCATATGGCTACCGATGCTAGGGTTACATACCCTACTACCGTCTTTGCGCTGCCCTCTAAAACCACCCATGCTACAAAGAAGCCCAGGAATGTAAAGTTTTCATTTAGGGCTGCCATACCCCATTGTTTTAACTTTTTCATTTTATCTCCTTCTTCTAGGTGCAGTAGCAACAACTAATTGACCAGCAATAATTGTTACAACTACAATATCTTCTGCTTTTTCACGTTCTGGTATAGACATATCAGCACCCATGCTAAGTAAGGCTTTACCTAACTCACATTTTTGCTCTTCTGTCAAACCTTCAATTGCTTCATCTGGATTAAAACAAGTGGCAACTGCATCTAATAATGCTGCTGGACTTTCTAATACAAGGAGGGCAGATGCTACCTCTGCTTGAATTACTACGGGGTTTCCGTTTGCATCTTCTCTTACCTCTACTGGAATTGTAGGTGGAAGATCACGATATTCAAGTCCCGCTGCTTCTATGTTGGCAGCAGTTACAGGTGCTCCTTCTGCTGATTCTACCAATACATCTGAAACTAAATCTTTTTCTACTAAAGTAAATTTGCCGTCTTCAGATAAGGCTTCAGATAAATTAACAACTTCTGCAGTTGTTATTTCTCCATCTGCAGAAAGCATTTCTGTAATAAATTCTGCTTCTGCTTCTGTTAATCCGCCCTCTGATAAAGATTCAGATACTTCAGCAGCAATCTCTTCAGACACTTCTCCACCTTCAGCAATTGCTTCTAATACTGCAGAAATTTCAGATGCACCTAAACTACTATCGCTAATTAAATCAGTAACAACTTCTTGAATATCTTCTACAGAAAGGTTTGCACCACTTTCTGATATTTCTTCAATAGATACTTCGCTTTCTTCAAATACAGCCTCTATTTCTTCTGCAGGAGTATCAACTGGTTCTGTGTCTATTGGCTCTGTATCTATAGGTTCTGTATCTATAGGTTCTGTGTATACAGGTTCTGTATCTATAGGTTCTGTGTATACAGGTTCTGTATCTATAGGTTCTGTGTATACAGGTTCTGTATCAATTGGTTCTGTATACACAGGAGTTGTAT